AATCATTGTGAATAGAAACATTTAAATACTTGAGATAATGATATTTTATTATGGTAATACCAAAAAATGCAAAGGTTCTTCCAAAAGGGATGATAAGATTTCAGGATAGGACGCCTGAAGAACAATATAAGATTGCTTCAGCCGGGGGGAGAGCAAATAAAAACAATCCTCGATCAAAATTTGCTGCACGATTGCGTGAATTAAAGAAAAAAGGTGTTAACAGTGAAACAAGTAAAAGGCTTTATGAGATTATGACAGAAAAGGAAAGCTCAACACTTGATATATTAATGTATCTTGAAGGTATAAAAAAAAGCGGATTGAAACCCCATGAAAAGATTCAACTATCTAAATCAATTATGGATTGGCACAAGATCAATCATGGCACTAAAGAAAATGATAGAAGGGTAGCCATTGCAGCGGTTATACTAACACCCGAAGAAAAAGAACAAGAAATATATAGATTATTGGGAGACGAAGAAATCAAATAACAAAATGAAAATGAAATGGAAGTGTGTGAAATGTGGAGACATTGTTATTAGTGATAGTGAAGATGTACATAAGATGGATTATTGTAAATGTGAAGAATCTGCAGTAGACTTAGAAGAACACTATTGTAGATTTCTGGGTGATGTGGTGGAGATAAAATGAGTTCATCGATATTAATACTCCGTGGTCCAATGGTTTAGGACAGGTCAATAAAAGTAAGCATATTGTATTTAATAATCACAGGCATTTTATACATATTTCATGAAATGGCTTGGACAAGGTTAAAACGGAGGATAAAGAAATGACAACTAAAACACATAAGATTGAGGAAGGTCTTGCAAAGAAATTAGATATGACATTAGGAATTGTTAAATCTAGAAACTTAATATATCAATTTAAAACTAACTATGTATTAAAATGCGGATTTCCTAAGACAGACGAAGAACGTGCACAACTCGCATACACAATGGGTCGATATTTTGGAATATATTATGGTAAATATCTAAAATGAAGATAACGAAGAAACAAGTGGCATTACTAATTCAGCGTTGTGAAGACGATAACACGTTAAGACAACTATTGCAGTATATCTTTTCATTCAAAGAAAACATTACGACATTTTCAGAAGTTTTCTTTCCAGAAACTGTCACAAATAAAATACCGAGTTTTCATAAAGAAATATATGAACTGTTATTTAATGACGGCAATGCTGCTTTAGCAGCACCGAGAGGTCATGCTAAGTCATCAATAACCGGAATTATCTTCTTAATATTTTGTATTGTTAATAAGTTGGAAAAATATATAGTGTATGTTTCACAAAATCATTCTAAAACAGTACAATTTTTGGACCCAATTAGAACAGAGTTTAAAAACAATAAATTATTAAGATTTGTATATGGAGACTTAACACCTAAAGCTGCAAGAGATGATGAGGGAAAGGACCGTGAAGACTGTTTTGACGTTGGTGGGTGTAGAGTTGAAGCTGTTTCATTTGAAAAGAATTTAAGAGGGTTTAAATGGAAAAACACAAGACCGACATTAATTATTGGAGATGACATTGAAGATGACCAAAGAGTATTAAATCCAGAGTTAAGAGTGAAAGACTCAAATAAATTAAATAAGGTAATTATTCCGTCATTAGATATCAATGGACGATTTAAAATGATTGGAACTTTATTGCATCATGACTCATTACTACAATCAAAAATTAAATTGTATAAGGGTAAAATTTTTAAAGCATGTGATGAGAACATTAACAACATCTTATGGCCTGACAGATTTACAAAGGATATACTATTAAAGATTAAACATGATATAGGGTCTGTACCATTTCAACAAGAGTATTTAAATAATCCAATTGATGACACATCTTCATTGATTAAACGTGAATGGATTCAACAATGTTTTCGTGCAGACATTTCTAAACTGGAGTTATTGAATAAGGAATACAATATGAAAACATTAGGAGTTGATTTTGCGTTTTCAGATAGAGTGACTGCAGACAATTCAGCATTTGTTGGGTTAGGTGAAAACGACGGATTTTATTATATTTTAAATTGTGAAGTTAAACACGGACTATCCGTTAATGAACAAATGAGAATTATACGTGATGAACTGCACCCACAATATGAATATGACCAAATAGGATTAGAGGAAAATTCTATAAAGTCAATTAGTAAAGACATTTCACGCTGGAATTTACCAATTAAACTATTTTGGACTGCGGGAAGTGACCCCGCAAAAAGAAAAAAGCCAGACTATGATTGGAGCGAGAAACGTCATACTGTTGGAAAGATTAATTTGATTATGAGATTAGGAACGGCGTTTGAGAATAAAAAATTTATAATACCCTACAAAACAGAGGAGGATAGGAGAATAGGTGATAGGATTTTAGCGGAGTGTACAAGCTTTGCTTTGTCCGATGGTAAACTTGTTGAGGCAAGCATACATCCAGATATTCCAATTGCGTTGGGGTACGCTTTGGAATTAATGAATAAGCCGCAAGTCTATATAGACTTTGGATAATGTTAAAGATTTACAGTCAACAGATAGAGAGACATATCTTCAATGTCCATACTGTACACGACATGAAGGAGGTCACAAGGTTAGAGTACCAAAAACGGTCGGAAAATATAGAGTTAAATTCATTCATGGTAATATACTCATATTCGTTTGTACACGGTGTTCAAGAATAATTAAGTTTGTAATTGAACCACGAATGTATTTATGGTCACGTATGAAAGACAAGGATAAAAAGACATTTAAACAGAATCAAAAGGGAGGACAAGAAGAACATGACAAAAAAATTTGAAATTGTTGACGATAATTTGCATGTAACAGTTGAACTATCTGACGATGTGTTTATTCCGATAAACGGAGAGAAAACAAATATTGGTGTTTTTTCACAAACAACAAAGCAAGTTATTCCTAAAGAAAATATTAAAACACTTATTGATTTTGTAAAGAGTGAAAAAGAAAATGGGGAGAAACAGCTTAAACAGTTAGAAGAACAATACAAACCAATTATGGATTTAGAAGAAATCGGCGAAGACATTTTAAAGCAGTGTAGAGTTGCAATTGATAAAGGAACTAAACCGTTTAAAACAGAAATGAAAGTGCTTGCAAAAAGAATCAACGATTTAGATAGAAAAAAATCATTATATCAACAAATTGAATATGTTAAAAAGATGTTAGAAGACGTGAATAGTGATTTAGATAACCTGACAGAACTTACTAAATAATTCGTGATGGTTTTATAAATATTTATTATTGTTATTTTAATGTCTTAAGAACATGGGTATATTTGGCTTTATGAGAAAACAGCCTGCTATGAAAGCACTGACAACAGAACAGGCAAACGATAATGAACAAGGTGCCTTAGTTGGAGTTCGAAAAGACGAAGACATTTTTAAAGCTTATATTCCAAACTTTTTGTATAAGCCGCCTTTCGGTATGCCAAGAAGGGACAATCCGGTACTTTACAAAAAGCTTGCAAAAAATTCTTATATATTCTCCATAATTAAAACTCTTTGTGATGAGGCAACATCCAATTCATGGGAAGTTCGAGTTAAGGATGAATATCAAGACAGCGGAGAAGTTTATGATGATAAAATCAAAGAAGTAATAAAATTTCTAAAAAACCCAAATGGAAACGATGAATCTTTTCAACATATTTTAAGACAATTAATCACAGACTTATTGGAAACTGACTCCGCTGTCATTGTCAAAGTATTTAATAATATGGGAGAGTTAAAACAAATATTTTCTAGAGACGGTTCTCTGTTTTTAAAGAACACAGACATTTATGGGTATTTGGGAAATCGTGCAGATTTTGTAATGCCAATGCCAGACGGTTTTAGCGGAGTATCAATTGATTTAGGTGGAACTCCCACAGCATCACAACAACAGATCATGAAACAATATTCATTATTGTATAAGGAACAAGCAGCATACTTCCAATATGGATGGACTGCTGGGTCTATGCCAATACCATTTGGAAAAAGAGAAATCATTTATATGATGCAAATGCCGAGAGCAGATTCAATTTATGGAACATCACCATTAAGTAGGGTTGTTGATATTATTTTAAATCTTACTTATGGCTCAGAGTTTAATTTAGATTTCTATACTAATAACAATATGCCAGACGGTGCAATAACACTACAGGGTGCAGACAAATCACAAGTTAAATCATTTAGAGAAAATATGGAGAATCAGTTTCGATATACAGACGATATCGGAAATAAAAGAAAAAAATTTTATAAACACCCAATTTCTACAACAGAGGTTAAGTTTACACCTTTTAATTTCACTTCTAAAGATATGGAAGTTTTAGCACAACAGCAATGGTTTACAAAAGTGCTATGGATGGCATTTGGAGTTAATGCTGAAGAAATGGGGTTCACTGAAGATTCTAATAAGTCAACGAGTGAAGAACAAATTAAAGCATTTAAGAGAAAGGCAATCAAACCATTATTAGACGTTATATCTTATCACTTAAACACCCAATTGTTGAATGAATTTTTTGACAATGCAGACCCAGATGATATCCCAATTGAATTTGTATTTGATGAATATGACGTTGATGAGGATATGAAAAAACATACATTATATGAACAGCAAATAAGAATGGGAATTAAAACACCATTAATGGTTGCTCATGAGTTAGGAATTGACACTACTGAATTAGAGGCAGAGATGGAAAAGAAAAAACAGGAAGAAACATTTGAAGAATATAACGAACCAGAGGAAAAGAAAATCCTTACAAAAGAAGAAAAATCACTACCTAATCCATTAACCGAAATTGATAACTACATAGACACAATTGGTGAGGATATAAGTAAAGCGGTAGGAAATCTCAATGAGTCAGAACTTAGAATTTAAGGGGTTGATTGATATAATCATTAACAAATTTTTAGACATAATGTCAATTAAACCATTTCAGCCAAAAGTTAATGACTATTTAAGAAAGGAATATATGAGAGCAATGGAAAGGGTTGAATCAGAGTTAAGACCCGATATAAATTTTATACCGTCAAACGATGAATTAAGTTTTTTAAATGATTATGTTTTTCAAAATTTGCAAAGTCATGCAGACCAAATTGGTAATCAGTTAAGACAAGAATTGCAGAGAGGAATTTTGAATAAGGAAACACCGTCACAATTAAAACAAAGAGTCAAGGAAGTATTTAATGATTCAAAGTATACGAACAGATTAAAAACCGTTATGAGGACAGAAAAATTAAGAGCAAATAACGCTGGAGCATATTCGGCAGCAGAACAGGCAACTAATTCTGGAATAGTTTTAAAGAAATATTTAGATATTACACACGATGGAAGGACATCAGATATTTGCTTGGCAGAAATGAAAAAATATGGAAAGAAAGAACAGGCAATTCCTTTAGACGAGGAATTTGTTGTTCGTGTAACAAATAAAACATATAGAGCACAATATCCTCCGTTTCACCCAAATTGCAGAACTGTTATTAGATTTGTGAGGGAGGACAAATGAACGTAGTATTAACGTGGGATGATTTTCACTTAAAATTCTTTTTAGAAAACATTATATTTGTAAAAGAATACGAGGACAGATTTGAATTTTGTGCATATGAAGGACCAATAATTGTGAAATCAACAAAAATGAAATCAGATAATGAAGAGGAAAATATTATATTTATTGATAGATATTTGACAGACAAGCAAAATCTAATTAAGGTGTTATCATTTGAAGATATCGAAGACAGTGAAAAAATTGAAGAAGATGATGAAGAGGAAGAATTTGAAACTAAAATAGAGGAGGAAATAGAAGATGAGTTGGGAGAATAAAATAGAAACACAAGAGCAAGAACAAAGAACATATGAAAATAATGCAGAGGCACGAAGAGTTATGACAGTTGATGAAGACGGAAATTATGTGTCTGGTGGAGGTGAAACATCTCCGACAGATGGATACGGAATTGGCGGGGAGACACTACAACGAGTG